TAATGTGCGTTGAAAATATACATCTCCAAAATTACCATCTTCTTTTAATCCTACATACTCTTCTATATAAGATTCAATTGCAGCAGCATGTGCTTGTATAATATCTTGACTTGAATTTGGTATTCCACCTATTTCCCTTTCTGTTACTGAGAGTTTATTATATATTTTATCTGGTCTATTCATGGCATATTCTCTATACCCTCTTCTTTTAAAATGATATAATAACCTAGGTTTATTATTTTCACATAATATTGGCATACCATAAAAAACGCAAGCCATTAAAACATCTTCAAAAAATAATTCTGCGGTTTGCGGTCTAGCAATATATTCTAAGAAAAAATGATGAGGCGGAACATCTTCCATGCTAAATTTAGTTAGTCCATGTAAAGCTCCATTAGATCCTCTGCCATCTACTGTTCCTGATATATCGTAAGGGTCACAACCAAAAGCTCCTAGGCTTTTATTGCCAGGATATTTTTTCCCTAATTTTAATATTATATTATTTTGTAACCTTGATGGAGGTGTCCAAGAAATTATAAACCTTCCATTTTTATTTGGAACAAATATAACTTCAGTATCTTGTATTCCTCCTACCCATTGAAAAGATCCCTGTGTTATAACGCTACTATGTTTAATATCAGCATTCCAGTCTATTTGTTGGTAAAGCTTAGTTAAATTAAACAATGAGTTTTTAGACTCATCCCTAAAAGCATGTTGTGTAGTTCGCGGGAACTGTCTATAAAATTCATTTAAAGCATCTTGATCTTCTTTTAATCCATCTACTTCATTTTGCCAATAATCTAATACTCCTAATTTAATTTTTTGCCCATGGGGATCCTCATCTGGGATCTTGGGTGTTTCGAATATAGGTAATCCATTAGCGTTAATGTATCCCTCGTAGTTCCATTCCATAGGTATGAACAAAGAATAGAGTCCTGAGCGAGTCTGTCCATTGGCATTTCTTTTTGTAACATCTGAGCTTTCATATAATTTTTTAAAATTATTACCACCTTTATCTAAGGCATTAGAGGTACTTCCCATCATACATTTACCAATAATCCGACTACCTAATCGTAAACATGTTTTTGTAACTCTCCAATTATTCAAGATATTACTAGGTCTTTCCCATTTTCCTGATTCATCATGTACTAATAGTTTTAATTTTTCACCATCATAACTATTATCACCAGTATTTTTCCAGTCTATTGTAGTATCAAGACCTTGCAATTCAGGCAGCACTTCACCTGTTATAATCTTTCTTCTAGTAAATTTAGAAGCTGGAACCCTATACGCTAATTCTGTTTTAGGCCGATCCATACCATCTTGAATCGGTTTAAAAAAGAAAGGATAGTTAACTGATATAGGAACTACCTTGTCAGTAAACATCGTTTTAGCATCTGGTCCAGTTTTAGATAATATTCCATATCGGGAGTCACTAGCTAGAGTAGCTAAATTAACTACTTCCCCTGAGGCCATAAAAGAGAATCCTGATCTACGGTTTTTAAGATAACATATTCCATAACATCTAGTATCTGCTTTACAAGCTTCCCAGAATATAAAGAATAACCTATTAGCCTCTCTAAAGTCTGGTGGCCCTACATCAATTTTACTCCATTGTAAGTACATATAATGGGTACCAGTAAGATAAATGGGTTTGCCTTGATTATAGTACCAAAAACCTTCTTCACGTCTTTGAAATTCCTCATCAATATAATCATACCATTTTTCTTTGAAATCTTCAGGATATTTATCCCATTCAAATACACTTTTAATATTACCCAACACTTTAGGTAAAAGACTCTTCTCCCATCTTTCAGATTCAAATTTATGTACTTCTTTAGGTTGTTTTGGTAAAGCTATTTTTAATCCTTGGATTTCATATACATCACCTATCGTCCCCGATTTACTAATAACTATAAAATCATGGTCTTCATTATATCCATACTCCCATTTTTTATATCTATTATTTCGTCTAAGAATTTTAGGTTTAACATGATTTGGTAATATTTTATATAAAGTTTGTTCGTACATTATTTAGACCTTTTTTCTGCAAATCCTCTAAAAGTTTTTTCTTTCTTTTCTTCTACTTTGGGTTTATCTTCTAATAAGTTCTTTTCCTCTTCTATTCTATTTAAAATTTCAAAAGCATCAAATATGGCTAATTTTTTAGTAGCTGCAGCATTTTTTAATCTATCTGCGGAAATATCAGTGTTAGAATCAACAATAGCTTCTTTAGCAACTTTAATAAGTTCCTCAACGGCTTTATGCCCAGCTTGGATTATATTCTTCTTCGTTTCCTTGGTATTCATACTTTATAACTATATCATTTGATTTCATACAATAAACACGTTCACCATTAATAATAAACTCCCATTCTCCACCGGGTTTAAACCCAACCTTGTCTCCTGGGTTGATTTCGATACTCTCTAAGGTATTATTACCTATTTTTAGTATCCCAATACAGTGCTGCTCTTTTTGCGTGCTAAATTCGTCGGTATTTTTAAGGGGTTTTATAAAACATCTATCATTAATAGATCTCCAATCCCCCTTATTTTTATATAAATAAATTTGTTCTAATGTAGCAAAATATAAATTATCTTTAAAAGATGAACGACTACTTTGCTGTTCTCCTTTCATATTGTAAAATCTACGAAATATATTTTGGTGTACTACAATAGTATCACCTTTTTTAATTTTGGTTTCAAAAGCTAAAGGTGTTTCTATAACTTTAGCTATTCTATTTACAAATTTAAAGCTTTCAATTTTAGTATTTAATACTAAATCTTTACCATTTACTTTAGAGGTATTAGTGTATCTTTCACCAATAGGTTCAATGATAAAATCATATAAACTTCTCATTAATATTCTAGATCATATTCAATAGATATTGCCATGTTAGAATTAAACTTCTTCCAAGGCAATACCTCATTATTTTTCTTTATATAAATATTATAAGATTTATCTTTTTCATCTAATATAATATGAGAAATTTCATGACCACCATACACTTGCTGTCCAACAGCATAATGCATCGCTTCATTTTTGTAATCCGAACCAATACTGATCTTACGTATTACATTATTCATTTTCTTTTTCAGCTTCCTCTTTCTTCACCTCCTCGTAGGATCCATCGCTTATATTTACACTTATAGAACCATACTTTTCTTCAAGTTCTTTTTTAGTTTTTTCTTGATCTTCATTTGCACCAGCTAGCATATGTAATGCTGCATGTTTTGCAGCTTCTAATACACCAATATTGTGTACTAGTCTACCAATTTGTCCTTGATGATCTTGAACTTTCTTTAATTCTTCTTCTGTTAATTTTTTGTTTTCTTCACTCATTTTATTTGATTTAATTTGTTATGTATTGTCGTTTATAAATTGAAATATTAGTGCTATCACCACTAAATTCACATTGGACTGTATTTTCATCTATCATTGTATATTTAATAGATACCCACCAGTCATTTTCTGGGTTATATATTTGTGTAATAATATAATCTTTTCCTTCATCTAATACTTCTTCTTTTAATATGTTACCTTGCTCCCAAGATACATCTATAAATTTTAATTTGTTTTCTGCATTAGATACTATCATCACATAGTAGCTACTTCTTTCGCCTATCCAAATTCCTTCTAATTTTTCACCTATTTGACTGTACCCTGTCATAGTAATAAGCATAAAAATACTTAATAATAATTTTTTCATAATTTAATTTAATTTAATTTAATTTAATTGTTCTTAAATATAATCACCTATTTTTAAGAATTTTTACTGTTTTTTGATAGATTGGAATTTTTCTGCTCCACGAGAACCGAAATAAGCTACGTATACAGTAACAAGAAGGGTTTGTAATAATGATACCCATCCTTCGCTTACATGAAAATCCCATTCAAAACTATCTAATAATATTAATAATACCATAGATAGCGTTAAAAATATTAAAGACATTGGTCGTGTATTTTTACTTAACCAACTATCTGATTTCATATCCGATGCCCAGCGCTTTGATACCTCTTCCATTTCCACCATATCTT